CCCTAACACCTCTAGAAGCTAAAATCTGTTTATCTGACACGTTCTTTAGCTCCTCATACTTTTCTAACAATTCCTTTTGATTAGCTTCAAATAACTGATTTAAAGCTGTTTTAAAACCTTCTTCATCTTGCTTCTTCATAGAAACTAGCATTGCTTGTAAAGCAATATTTTTATCTTGGTTAATCATTCCTAATGTCATTTTTTAATTCCTCCTATAATTTTTTTAACTAAAAAACCAGCTTTTTTTCGCTGGTGTAGATGACTTTTGATTTTTCATCTGCTGTTCTAATGCCTTGTTTTTTGAAACAAGCTTAGCTATCATAACATCTCTAACTGATTGTTGAGCCTCATCTTCGACGATGCTTGTGGCAAATCCGTAAACATACGCTTCATCTGCTGAAATCCATGTTTCGACGTCCATCATTTCTTTAATTTGTTCTTCTGACAAATTAGAAACCGATTTATAAATCTCAATGGACGGTTGTGTGATTTTTTCTAAATCTGCTGCCTCTTTTCTTAACGCATTTGCATCTCCTTGAATCCGCGTCCATGCATTATGAATTAGAAGCAAACTTGACTTAGGCATTCTGCGCTTAGTTCCCGCCATAAAAATAACAGAAGCAGCACTGCACGCAAATCCATCACATAACGTTGTTACTTCCCCACTATAAGATTTCAAAAGATTGTAAATTGCTAAACCTTGGGATACATCGCCCCCTAATGAGTTAATGCGAACAGTTAATTTTTTGCCTTGTAGCATTTGAAGTTCTTTTGCCATGTCATACGCACAAACATCATCTTCATACCACTTATAAGATACAATATCGCCATAGATATATAACTCGGCTTCGTTTTGCTGTTCATCTACTGTCAATTGATAAAAGTTATTTTTCACCTTCTCCACCTCCTTTCAAAGCGTTCATCAAATCGTCGATTGTTGAATAATTTTTTGTCATGAAAAATTGATACGCCCAAGGTTCATCAATAATATCCATATTTGCCGCCTCCCTAATATCATTAACACATGAAAATGCACTTGAAATTAGCTTATCAACCGGTGTCGCAACATCAAATAGGTCAATATGCTTAATTGCAGTGGTATTGATTTTAATTTTTGTGCCTTTCAGAATCTGATCTTTTGTCCAATTCTTACGTATGATTTCAGTTTCTAACAAAGATACCAATGGATCAATACAGAAAGTCAGCATTTCATCAATAGCTTTCGATGTATCCTGTACCTCTCCTTTAGCAATCGATGCAGGCACTCCATAAGCATCTGCAGTTAATTCAATGACGTCATTAAGCAACTCTTTAAAATCCCTTGTGGTCTGCTGCGTTCCTTTATTGTCTAGCTGTTTATACTCAAAACCTTCATATAATGGCATTACTGCATTGGCATTAGAGAAAAACTTTTTAAAATCTTCATTAACCATTTGTGAAAATTGCTCTGCAAAATCATCTTCATTTTCTTTGTACTGTCCAATTTTCAAAATTCCCTTATTGCCATTAGCTACAAGATAACTTGAATATGCAGCATTTATTAAACCGGAGTATAATGTCAATACGCCATTCAAATAATTTCTAATATTTTTTGAATTTAATTCAAAATAATAGACTTCGCTCATTCTAAACGTTTTAGCAAATGTATAGTTATCTACAGAAACATTTGAAAATGAATGTTCAAATAATACTGTACTATCATTTTTCGTATAATCATCAGCAACAAACATTTCATTTGCCATTACAATAACTAATGCCTCATTTGTTGAATACAACTTATGTATCAGTTTGTGAATGAAGACGGTGGCGCTCTGATTTGCGTTAGGTTGAATATTCCACCTATACCACTCTTCATCTTTTATGCGTTTATTTTCATAATAAATTCTAAATTCACATTTTGAAACTGCATTAGCAACCTTATTTGCAACAATATTCATAGCAAGTTCCCTAGCCATGATTTCATTTGTGAGTTGGTGGCAAATAGTTTTCATATCCACTTTTTCAGCTACTTTTTTGCCAAATATCCACCTCCAAAAATTAAATCCCAATTACATCACTCCTCTCTTAAAATATCACCACTCCCGGTCTTTTCCTGTTTGTACTTTTCTTAGCATAATTCTTGGTTTTGTCCTCACCTATAAAAGAATGAACCAATGACATAAAAGGATCTGTTTTTCTTGACTTTGGCTCGATTTTCCCATATAGATAATTCCCAACATCCAATTCACCATCTAAAACTAATTTAGATTTTTTTGTTCTTACAAGTTTAGTGTTATTTGTTGCCCATCTTAAATGCGGCTGATTTCCCCAATAGAAATACTGATTGACAAACGCTCTATCTATCATCGGTTGTACTCGCATAATATCACTTGGTCTAACTAAGTAAATATTCTTATTTTGAATAGAAAAGCCTATTTTCTCTAAATAGTCTTTCATTATGTCATAACGATAGCTGTCCAAACATATAATTTTAATTTTGTATTTAGCCATCTGACCTTTAATATAATTAACAATCAATTGCGGACTGATTTCTACGTCATGTACTAACGTAATATGTCCTTCTTCTGCCCATTGTTCGTAGGGACATTTCAATCTCCCTATTTCCGGATTGTTCATGCAAATCCATGCGTGATTGATATCAATCCTAGCTTCACCAATTTTTATATGCATATTTACACTTGCCCAATCTGTTGTTTTTGAAAGGTCAATACCGCAAGATGCCTCTAATCCTAACAGTTTACCTTCATACCATTTATTTGTTGCGAGAATATTCTCCCATGCGGTTACAGGTAATTCATTTTTATTTTCTCTTATGTTCATTCTTTTGGTCATGAAATCCGGAAGAAGAGAATGACTCTTATTCCATTCTTTATAGTCTTTTCTTATTTGGATCATTAGATTAGGGAGGTACATCAGCGAAGGATTTGCCTTATGCCATTTTTCTTCATCATGCACCTCTTCCTTTGAATCTAGCCGACAAATAAACGGTAAAAAACCATCGTCCGGTTGTCCGTTAAATAAAATTTCTTCCGATGTTTTAATTAGTTCATCCAATGGACCATCCACCACATTCCCGTTTGTTGTAAAAATTGTAGTACGTGGATGTGGTTTTTTTCCTAATCCGGTCTTAAACACATTGATGTTGTCATAATTTTCATAAGCATGATATTCATTAAAAATCACTATACCACTTCTAAGACCATCCTTGCCTTTTGCGTTATTCGTATGACCTTTGATATATGACCTTCTTTTCCGACCGGTGATGATTTCTTTTGTCCAATAGAAAAACTTTAACATCTTTGTTCTTTGAGTTTCAAAAGCTTCAATGATATCATTCACAGGTCTTTTGGCTTGATCCTCATTATTTGCACATATATCTACATCGTACTTATCTATCGGATTATATGGGCTGATTAAAGATAAGCTTTCCAATGATATGACACCGTCTTTTCCGTTGCCTCGCCCCATCAACACAAGTGCATCCGGCCATCTTGGCAAACCGCTCTCTTTTATATACACACAAAGATGAAGTCCTAAAACAAATTCCTCCCATTCAAAGATTTGTTCATAACCAAGATATTTAGACAAGCCAAAATATTTTAATGCTTGTTCAGTGTCAACATATAAATCTTCGCTTTCAAATGCAGGAATGATAACGTTCTCTCTTAACGCCCATTGACATTCACAAAAACGATGTGGGTATTTATCCATCAAAGCAAAATATTTTTCTACAAAAAAAGGAAGATTACAACACATCGTCATCTTCCTCGATGTAAATATCTTTTGGCGAAATACCGAGATACAATAAAGTCTTTATCATTCTATCTCTTGTTTTATTCAACAATTCAAGCGAATCATTTTTCTTAACCCCTTTTTGATTAGCTCCATTTTGATATTCAATAACAGGACCATTTTTTTCAATATCCTCTTGAAGCTGCGATCTAGTGCGCATCATAACAATATAGTCATCAACCACATCTTCAAACACTGCGTTATGCTGCTTACGTGTTTTAAGTTGACTTAACAATTCATTTCTAACCTTCTTTTCCTTTGCTGTCATGTTTTTTATTTTTACACCCATGATACTACACCCCCTCACACGTAAACTATAAATTTATAGAATGCCATCCCCTCTCACCGTTCTCCAAACAGCCATTTTTGACTTCGCTTTTTTCGATGGGGGGGATTGTTTTTTTCTAAATTTCATCTTCTTTTTCCCAAAGCATATCATCTCCGAGTTTTATAAATCCATTCAGATGTTCTTTGTCATGTTTTGCAAATTTAATATTTAATGTATGCTTACACACATCACTTGGACAAATGTTACCACACGCTTTCTTATTACATAAATATGCAATCTTAATCCCTTTTTTTATTTCCTTTTTCTCGTTTCGCTTTCTTTTTAATTGGGACAATGACCTCACCTCCTCTGTAATATATGATTGTTTTCTTACCATCTTTCTTCATTGATGAAACCCTCCATATTCTTAAATTTATGTCGCTCTTTAATATGTTGTTGCTCATGGCAATTAAAACACAGCGTTTCTAAATTGCTATCCTCTAGTGCTAGTTCAGGATAATCTTCTAAATGTTTAATATGATGAACATATGCTCGTTCACTTTTGTTTTTAGCTTTAATTTTTAGCACCTTTATCTTGCCTTTTCTCTTACAGTGTTGGCATTCAAAACGATCTCTTTGAATGATTTCTATACGCTTATGCTTCCATTCCTTGCGAATATAAAAGCCATGCAAATCATTCTTAGTTATACATGATTTAATAAATTTCAATAGTTCATCTGTCATAACTACCTCTTACAAAACAAAAAACACCTAGATATAGATGCTTTAGTTCTTTGATATATTTTATCACACTACCATAATTCTATTATAGCATAATCAAAATGGATATTTTCGCCCAATTAGTGTATTTTTAGGTATTTTTGGGTACACTTTTCATAATTTTATTCATGGCTCTACCATAAAACTTTTTAATCGTGTTCTGACTATAATTCATGACATCTGATATTTCATCAAATGACATGAAGTCTATATATTTATATTCAATCACACATCTAAGCTTTAGATCTTCTATTTTAGCAATAGCATCTTCTATTACTCCCATTTT